GGTTGTACTGGAGACGAATGACACTGGGTGTATTCTCCGTGCTCGTCCCCACGGGGTTGCCGTTGACGTACTGGACCTGCTCAATAAGGTACTCGTGACCCTTCTTTGCAAATGAGTCGCGCTCAGTCGTGTCCAGGTACACATAGTTGGCCCACACGGCAAACGGATTCGTACCAAAATAGCTGGCATACTGAGGGCTGATGCTAAAGTCGATGCGAACCTCGTGATACTGGAGAGCAATCAAGGGCAGGAACAGGCCGGGGTTACGATTAAAGAAGAAAATGAGGGGGAGGTACACGTACCCAGTGGACGTTCCAGTATTGTTCGGTGACGGGAACGACGTGAGTTTGCCCCAGTTTTGCTTCTTCGTGTCACTTAGGAACACCTCGGAGTACAGGCGGAACCATAGCTGATAGTGCTTATCGATAGACTGACCGCCAATAAAGAGTTCGACGGAGCTAAAAGCACGCTCGGCAACCCAGCACATATCATAGCCAACGTTGTTTGACGTGAGTTGAGCGCTCGAGGCGGGGGTCGGCTGAAGAACGACAAACATATCACCGACCAGATCACCTGAGCGGGTCAGGGTCACGGAGGTCAGACCGCCGGGGGTCAAAGCACCGGCAACAGTCTGTTGCACAGTTTCCATAGCAAAATTGGTATGACGCTTGTACGCCGTCTGGAAGAAAGTCACCTTGGGGTCGCCCGTCAGGTAGACGTCGCTCGCCCCGTAGGCCACGAGTTGCATAAGAGCGCCACCAGGCATTTTACTATACACAGGGAAAAAGTTTTGCGTTCAAAGGCGTGCTTCTATTTTCTACTCAAAAAGTACAAAGATGTCTGGCCGCCCACCCCGTTACCCACCCCCAAAGCAGGTTATTCAGGAGGAGGAGCCCGATGAGCCCGAAGATGAGGATGAGGAGATGGAGGAGTTTGACGAGGGCATGGATATGTTCGAGGCGCTTGGGAGCCTGTTGGCAACCGAGGAGGGCGAGACCGTGGCAACCGCCCTGGTCGGTCTGAAGGATGCCGCCGAGAAGATTGCGTTGAACTTGGAGATGCAAAACAAGGTGCTTGTAAAGATTGCCGCCGCTGTTCAGAAGATGGGGGCCTCGTCGTCTGACTCGACTCTTGCACCACCCGCTTAAAAAAGTCTCGCGTCATCTTATCATGGGAAAACAGCAACAGCAACAGCAAAAAGAGAATGCAAGTGTATACCAAAAGGAGATTGGCTCTTGGAGTGCTGATGACATACAAAACAAGCTTCGCGAATATGAGATAAATTTGTTCCTAAATATTCAAGACAGTGATAAGCGCAAGGAGGTGTATTCCAGACTTGCGTCCAAGTGGCTTCCAGCGAGTCCTCAGCGGGACGAGTATGGTCTCCCGATCAATATTGATAAGGAGGACCTGGACAGAATGAAGGTGCGGAAGAATAACATGATCAACATTTGTGGCTACATGCTTGCCCGTGCCGATCTTTTGGAAATCTCAAAGAACGAGACGGAAGATATCAACGGAGACAAGATGACGTTTGAGCGCCGTATCAAACGTGTTCGCGAATGTTACAAAAAGGTTGTGGCCAAGTTCGAGGATAACGACACGGAGTACAAGATGTTTAATCAGCCTTTGGCCGAGAATCCTGACGTGGACTTTGACCTGGGTGAGGCGTCTAGTCCGTACCAAGAACTTTTGATTTATTTGCTCAAACAGGCGTACAAGCACGGGTACAGGCGGTACCGTGATCAGTGTTGTAAAGAGATTCGAAACACGCGTGCGTGGAAGCCAGTCAAGGAGATTAAGGAGTTTGTGTATGACGAGACTCAGAAGGAGGATAATGCCGAGATGTGGATGAACTTGACGAACAGAGGCAACATGGCCAGTGATGTCATCAAGCACTTGTCAAACTGTAAAGATATTCAGTTTTCTGAAATCAAAAAGGACCGCCACGTCTGGTCGTTTGAGAATGGTCTGTTAGATGCCCGTCCGATTCCAGAAAACCGCGACCCCGAGACGAACGCTCCGCACTTTACGTTTTACGAGTACACGTCCAAGGAGTTTCACGAGCTTGATCCGAACCTTGTAAGTTGCAAATACTTTGACTTGCCTTTTGACCCGTGTCATGACGTCGATGATTGGTATCACATCCCAACACCCAATTTCCAAAAGGTTCTGGACTACCAGAGGTTCGACGAGTCCGTGTGTCGCTGGATTTACGTGTTCATGGGCCGTTTGTGTTATGATGTCAACGAGTTGGACGGGTGGCAAATCATTCCGTTTCTCAAAGGTATTGCGCAATCGGGCAAGTCGACGCTGATCACCAAGGTGGCGCGCAAGTTTTACGAGTGCGAGGATGTATCGACGCTCTCGAACAACATCGAGAAGAAGTTTGGTCTTTCGAGCATTTACAAGGGGTTCATGTTCATCAGTCCTGAGATCAAAGGTGATTTGCAGCTCGAGCAGGCCGAGTTTCAATCGCTCGTGTCTGGTGAGGACGTCTCTGTGGCACGCAAGTGCGAGTCGGCCATCAGTATTCAGTGGAAGACGCCCGGGATCTTGGGCGGCAACGAGGTGCCCAACTGGAAGGACAACTCCGGATCGATTCTGCGTCGTTTGGCGACCGTGAACTTTGGCCGACAGATTGCACCGGACGTGGCGGACCCACACTTGGACGAGAAGCTCGAGCTTGAGTTGCCTGCGATTCTGTGCAAATGTCTTCGCGCGTATTTGGATTATGCGCACAAGTACGCCGACAAGGACATCTGGAACATCCTCCCTGGGTATTTCAAGCAGATCCAGAACCAGATTGCGACAGTCACGAACGCGCTCCAGCACTTGCTGTGTTCCGAGAAGGTCCGGTTTGGCAAAGACTTGTGCGTACCTCAACGCATCTTTGTGGAGCGGTTCAATCAGCACTGCAAAGAGAATATGCTCGGGACGTTCAAGTTCAATCAGGACTTTTACGCAGGGCCGTTCAGTTCGCGCGAGATAGAGGTCCGGACCGAGTCTCGAATTTGGAATGGAAATTCGTATTCGTCTCAGCCGTTCATCTTCGGAGTTGACTTTGTGGAAAATTAAAATTGTATCATATCAGAATGAATCAAACAGCGGCCGCCCGAAAGATCCAGGAGATGTTCCGGCGGAAGCTTATCTTTACAAATAACCAGCGTGCATATAAGCTGTCAAAGTCTGTGATTACGGCCAAGATTGTGTCATTCAAATTACCGACCAACTGGCGCCTCGTGTTTGCGTCCGAACCGTCAGGCTTCTCGGAGATTGTTGGGTACAAAGGCCAAAGTCCCGTCATACGGTGGGACAGTGCGTCAAAACGTTGGCTCGGTGACGAGGCGGGTGTGACCAAGCTCGTGGCCAAGTACCGCGCTGTCACCATCGTCTTGTCCGATAAAGGCTTTGACGTGCTTGGTACGGGAAATCACGAACAGGCCCTCTTTGCCATTGTCAAGAGCGGATGGGCACCCAAGCTCCTTTTGAAGGCGCCGCCGACGTACAAAAAGATTGATGGCATGTTCAATGTGAACAGACACTTTGAACTCAAGGAACTCGTACAATGGCTCCGGACACTTCCAGAGAGTATGCTAGAGTCTGTTCGCGCCAGCGGAAAAGAGACTGGGGTTGGCGGCGTCCCTGCCGTGATTCTGAAACTGAAGAAACCCAAGTGGACATACCAGTTTTTCGAGAATGGAACGGTTCTTTGGTCTGGAATAAAGGATCCCAAAGATGTCGAGATGCCCAAGGAGCTCTTGAAACAGTTCCTGAGCCCGACGTACGGCATAGCACCCGCATTCGTCATGAACCTCACGAAACGGGCCATGCTCACACGGCCCCGGCGCAAGGCGACCAACGCCACGGGTCGACTTGCCGAGCGATACAAGTTGGCAGGCACGTGGAACAAGCTTGAAAAAGCACCAGAAGGATACTATATTCGTCCGGGAACGGATGGGAAACCGCGTCTGTACCCGTGGATCCTGTTCGAGACCCGGGGTGGCGCCACGTACGGTGAAATGGGAGGGAACATCGTTCGCATGAACGTTCCTATTCGCCAACTGAACCTCAAGGCGGTTGCACCCAAGGTGTTTGAGGCGTTCAAAAAGGCCGGGAAGCCCATCCCTGCAGCGACGGCCAAGGTGTTTGAAGATGCAGGGTACCCCCTGGGTGAAAAGGTGTCGACGGAACCCGCCTTGAAAAACCGGAGAGCACCAAGCTGGAACGCAACCAAGCCCGGGTTCTACGTTCGTCCTGGCCCGGGCAAACAACCGTATTGGTTCGCAATTCCAAAAGGAATTGACTCTGGACGTAAGACTGTGATAAAGACCTATGCGGCTGCAGGACGAAACATCCCCAAGGCGGTTCGTGAGATATTTAAGATTGGAAATAATGTCAAAACGGAGGCGGCGGGTGGTGGGAAGCACGTGGTCAAGATGGGCTTGAACGGGGTCCTGCATATCAATGACCGACAGGCGACCCGTCTGACCAAGGCGGAGCTTCTTGCGATTGCACGCAATTTGAACATTGCACAGGCGACGAAAAAGATGGCACCAGGTGCACTCATTGCACTCATTCAACGCAAAACGGGTGAACACAGACCAAACAGGTCTTTTGACGTTCATGTGGGTGGTATATATTACTCGATACTGAACAACGGACGCGTTTCACGAACAACGGCAAACGGGATACAGACACAGCGCGAGTGGGTCACACTTCCTGCTGCCGAGCGGAATCTCATTGCCAAAGCGGTGATTCCTTCGCAGTACCACGACGAATACAACACCATGCCCCTTGTAAACAGGTTCGAGGCGGTTCGAACTTTTGCCCTCGGAAAACGACAGAACAAGGCCAAGACGCCGACCAAGGCCGTGGCGCCGGCGGCACCCACCAAGGCAGCGAGTGTCGAGTCGAACAATTTCGAACTCGAATTAGAATACGCCGTCCGTGTTGCTCAGAACCTCGGGAACTTGTACAAGAAGGGCAACGAACAGGCGTTCATAAACGCGTACAAGAAACTTCCCAAAGGTGCACGCGGCAAACCACTCAAGCCAGCCGTGAACAAGGCATACAAGGCGTTCATCAAGAACCTCAAGACTCGGCGGGCAAATCAAGGTCCACGGAACGCATATCGCAAGGCAATTCCAGTTCCAAATTGGATGCCTGCAAACAAGGTGAATGCGTACAAGACCCTCGTGACCAACCTAGCGTTCCAGAAACCCAAACCCAAGGTGGCCAATTTCAAGGCGGCCGTCAAGACGTGGCTGAACACTCAGGTACCCCAGAGCCCTGCACGCGCGGCGCGTCAGGTGGAGAATGCCATCACAGGTGAGAAACGCATCATACCCGCATACGTTCCCAAGAAGCGTACGTCACCTGTCATACCAAAGCCGCCGGCGGCGCCAAAGAAGGCTTCGAAAGAGCCAAAGGTTCGGAACCCTGTATACTCTCCCGTGAGTCTTAATATGATAACAAATATGATGAATAGGTACAAGTTGAATTACCGTCGCCAAAAGGGATGGACGGTTCAGGAGTTTGTAAATGCCGTGAAAAAGAAGAACAAGTCCGTGAATGAGAGTGCACTCAGGGCCTTGTGGAATGCAGAGGTGGTGCGTAAAGCGCGTGCAACGGGTGCGGCGGGGCGGGTCAAGAGGTAAACTGCGCAGCAGTTTGAGTCACCGGAGCGGACAGTTCCTACGGAACTGGACTGGACTAGATACACTTCAACACGTCAAACACCTTGTAGAGCATATTGTACAACTCAATTTTGTTTTGAATTTCAGAAGGCTTGATAATTTCCATCTCGATTTGGTACGTCGTATCCTCATCAGAGTCCTTATCATCGGGATTGCCCTTGATGATAGACATGTCGATACTCAAGTTCTTCCGAACAAATGACCAACGCTCCTTGGTCTTTTGCTCGGTACTGGTCTCCTCGCCATCATACTCCCAGGGAACCTCTGTGCTAATTCCCAGACGCACGTCCAGAGGCTGACTGGACAATTCAACATCATTCACGGTTACGCGGGTCTTCACTTGACCCACTTGCTCATCCGTCTCTTCGTTGACGGTCAGACGTTTGAAGGACCTGTGGTCCGCTCGGGAACCGGAGGTTCCCTCGCCACCGTCAAAGTAATAGACGGTGGCATTCATATGGTTCTTAGTCTCCCATCCTTCGTACTTGTTGAGAGCCGCAAGTACCTTCTTGAACGTGGTTTCACCAACGTTCGTATCAAACTTGGAACCCGAACGCCGCCCGAACCGAATCTCAATCTCCACATTGTCCTTGGTCTTGTGCGACTCAATCACAGACTCCCACTTGTCAAACAGAGTCTTGGCCATGGGATTCGCCTCGGGACGAATTTGCATTTTGTCTTAGAGATACAACGCGCAGTGTCTCTAAGGCACAATGCGAGGTCTATGGAACCTTGGCAATTCGTGTTATTTCAACACGGCGGTTCAGTGTTTGGCTCACGTACCCCCACTTACCAAGCACCTCTTTGACACGGAGTATACGGGTCCGTGTGATATTACCCGTGAGTACCAAAAGGTTGTCAAACAGCTTTTCATAAAGGGCAAGACCGACCCCGTAAGTCCAAGTGACCTCTTTGGTGCATTTAAAGTTCGGTATCCTGAGTTTGCTGATATGCGCCAACACGACGCACAAGAGGTTATTCTTCACCTGATAGACGTATTTGAGAATTCACTTGGGAAAGAGTTTATTACGGACCTGTTTAACGGGGAAGAGGCTCAAGTCGCGTCATGGGAAGACGGAGCATCACCCGAACGCGTAACACCCTTCACAACTTTGCTTTTGGACGTGTCTGAACCGTGTCGCCTCCAAGACTTGATCAAAGATCGGATGGAACCAATTTTGATTGAAAATTATACAGACGACTCTGGGGTGACGCACGAACGTGCGGCCCTCCAGACCCGTGTGAAACGGTGGCCCAAGTTTACGAGTTTTTCATTCTCCATGTACGAATACAAATTTCCGATCGAAATTCCTTTAGAGTTTGAAGGGCTCAAACTCTTTGCATGCGTCATGCACCAAGGTCATAAGAACGGGGGTCATTATGCTCTGCTCGTGAGACGATTTGACAAATGGTACGTCAAGGATGATGAGCGCGTCACCGAAATGCCAGATATAAAGGTACTTCGCGGTGAGTTTTACCAGGTGTGGTACCGACCTATCAAAAGTTTGTAAACTCAGAGGGCATTGAACTCTTCGAGTTCAATACCTTCCCGTATATTCACAAGTGTTCGGAAATATGTGCGGCGGTTGTTCGCGTGCGTCTTATCTGTTCTGATCTTCTCCACAAACCACCCAAGGTCTCCGTACCCACACTCGACGATGGTACCGTCTCGAAGGTCTGGGCGTCTGTTTTGCAAGTGTAACATCGCCTCGCGGTACGGTACGCCCTTATCTTGAACAAAAAGCTCTTCCCCATTTTTGAGACAAAAATCGATCGTAATACGTTCCCGTGGTTTCCACTTGAACATGGTCTCGTGAGTCCCTGTTCGGATAGGCTCGTTCACGGGCGTGAACACAAGTCCGTCCGTCTCGTACTCGAATGAGTTAAGATCAGGCACGGGACTTCCTAGCGGCCACATCGTCTTCACGCGAATCTCGAATGGGGCGTTTGCCGTCTTGATGATTCCCTTGACGACTTTGCGTGCCGCCTCAAGACGTTCCGTGAGTGGTTTTTGTGTCATATCCTCTCCTTTTGTGCGTATAGCGTCATAGACCATGAACAGGTGGCGGGACGATTTTGTTGTCACGAGCTCTCCATCTAGAAGCGTATCCTTTGGGACGCGTATATTCACCTTTTCAAACGCAAAAGCACGATTCACAAGGAACACGCCATCTTCAAAGGACGCTAAGAGGTGCCGCACACCATCCGTCTTTTCACATACGAGGTACGGTTGGGCTTTCAAAAGTGGAAAGTGTCTCCGTTCGATAGAGACGGGTTGAGGACCTGGGAACCGGGGGCTTGAAAGGTCCGAATTTTCAAGCCTCCAGGACGCTTTGATAAATTTCACAAGGGCTTCGCCCATTTGTTTTTGCTTGATGGAAGAGCGAGGCAAGTCTCTAAGGTCCCGTCTCGTACTCTCAAATTGTGAGAACGTCTTGCCCAAGTCGCTCCGCGACTTACTCACTCTACGGGCTGAGCTCAACTCCCGCCGCTTCCAAAATGTTTCCAAAACACTCGTGCGTGTAATGACACACGACCAGAGCCTCGGATGCAACACCTATTTTTATACCTAAATTCTTAAGAGTCGTGAACATTGCCTCGTTCGTTTCGAGGGGCAACTTTACAGTCTCCTTTCCGCCTCGAAGCTTTTTGTCCACAGGCTTCGAGTCCATGACCCACACACGTGCTGACGTCTTGTCGCATTCGTACAGACCATCTGCCAACTTCTTCCCGACCGTCGTATCAAACTCTAGACCCCGTTGACCCGCAGGCTCCTTTGAACCTGCCCGTGTCTTTTTCACAAACTGGTCCCAATTGATACCCTCTTTGACGGACGGGAACACGAGGACCTGAACACCCTTGTCAAAGGGGTCAACAACCTTTGTAAGGATTTCAGTGTTCAAATTCGTTCCATAATCCATCCAAAAGATGCGTTCGCCAGACTTGATGAGCTTCGGAAGCGTCGACTTGTCCTCGACAAAGTGAATCTCCAAGTGCATACCCTTTTGCATACACAACATATGGATGTTCATCGCTGTGTGTAGCGTTGTTGCAGCAATGGACTTGTTTCGCGTGACCATACATACGTGGAGGACGGTCATTTGTGTTTTAGACGGATGCTGTTCTTAAGTAAGCTAGAGCCAGTTCTAGCTTTTCAGACATTGTTAATTTTGGATCTGTAAAAACTCTATGTTTCAGCATAGGATGTTTATGAACATGGTATCCCATGTTCTTGCTGGTTCTTATGCTCGACAAATACTTGGGTAGTTCATTGTCTTCAATATTCTTTCTTTTGCGTTTTGGTTTTGTAGTTCCTCGCTGTCTGTCGGAAATTTTCTTACGAGCTTCATCCGATAAATTTTTAGCGTTTTCCGACCGAGTAGCGATACGTAAATTACACAATCTATTATCCAGAGTGTTCGTATTTGGATAATGATCAATTACCATTAATGAAGTGTCTCTTTCAACGTTCCTGAATAAATACTCGTGAAGGTTCCAAAGTTTGTTTTTAATACGAGATTGTGGATATCCAGTGTTTGCTAAATTCCACGACGATTTCATAAGCTCGTGCCATATTTCGTCATCTACTATTGCGAATTTACCAAGTCCTCTTTTACCCGTGAGTGGAATTACAGCTTGCCCAATTTCATTTCTTGTTACAGGAACACTTAGACGCGCAGATTCTTCTTCCTCTTCTACTTTTTTGTATGCTTCGTCACGTGCACGTTGCGCTTCATCTAATTCTTTAAACATTCTTCCAATGTTCTTGCCCTTGATTCGAACTTCATACATTTGATTTTGTTCCTTCCAGTATATACCTTTCATTGTTGGATCACGGAGTTTACCAACTTGAACATCAAAATCACTGTTTATTATATCGTCTTTCTCGTTTTCCGAATATTTGAAGTTTGTAATTCCCCCTCTGAAAACGAACTTCAGGATGTATTTATCATAGGCCCTAGCACCATGTTCTGCTGTATCGAAATAACCGATGCGTTTAGGGCCATAATATACTTGCCATCGAGGACCGCAAACACATTTATATACTCCGCGGAAACCAGAAGCTGAAGGTTGAGCAACCTCTCTGTTTTGATTATTTGGAGAATGTTTTAAAATGCGCAGGTTTTCTCTACGTGCGTCGAACTTGTTTCTATTCTCATGATCTATTAATTCTCCTTTTCCAGGTGTGAGTCCCATCCTATTGGCGATGAATTTGTGTAAAGTTATGCGCTTACCATCAACTCTCAGGAATGGATACGGTTTCACAATATATAACTGACTGGAGAACACGGCTTCATGGTCTTCTGGTGATACAAGAACCTCCATTGACTATACCTTAGATTTTATTTTCCGCTTTAAGCCGCTCCTCCAACGACCCTATGAACCGGATATTGCCTACGTGGCCTAACACGGTCATGCAATCGGCAAAGATTTGGCCACCCATCATTTGCCACCGCCGACAAAAGGCGTAGTCTTCGGACAGGTACCTCTTGGATACGGGATCGATCATACAGTCTAGTAGGGCATGATATTTATCAAGGTCGCGGTTTTGGTGGTCATTGACACACTCGAGCTCGGGATACTTGGCCTCCATCCGTTCAAACACGTCACGCTTGATGAGCAAAAACCCGGTGGGGCCGTCAAGCACTTCGGCAAACCCGTCCTTGATTTGGGTCTGTTGATACTTGAAGTTCATGACGAGAGACGAGGCGACGCGCGCCAAGTCTCGGCCCTCCTTCCCTGACTTGACGTAGTTCTCCGCCTGGTCCCACATGACGCACTTCTTGGGGTATGCGGCACAACACACGTCGTGACCGGACTTGATCAGCCGAATAACTGCATCGGGGTCAAAGTGGATATCGGCATCGATGAACAAAAAGTGGGTCGCTTGGGTCTTTTGCATAAACCGAGCAACACCCAAATTGCGGGCGCGATGGACGAGCGACTCGTTTTCGGTCGTATCAAGCATCATTTGGATGCCATGCATAGCACAGGTTCGCTGGAGACGAAGCATAGACTCGGCATAGGCCTGGAGACATACACCACCGTAACACGGGGTACAGACGAAGAGAATCACGGGCTGACTCATTTACACGAATACGTATTCAATCCTTAACTAAAGCTTCAATCTTGGTCAAAGTTGGCAAGGAAATATCGCATATTTTACACAAGGCGGCCCGTGACGGTGCACCTGGAACATCCTTGAGTATACTCGCCATCACTGCACACGCCACAGCCTTGGGCGTTCGGCCCATAAGCTCGACTCGGTCTTCAAGCTGTTTACACCGCGCAATAATACGCATCTTGACTCGGCGTCTCTCAGACTCTGGAATACCCTGAATTTCATTGAAAAATCGAGTGACCAGATCTGCCGAGGCTGGTACGTGAACGCTCGTCTCAGGGACTTGTTCCTGGTACATATCAAACGTGCGACTCAGGTCGCGCGCAGGTATCCCGAACGCGTCGGCAATTTCCTGCGTCGTACGCGAAACGCCAAACTCGTGACACGCCTGAAACACGCAATTGGCTTTGATTCCGTTTCGAACCGCTCCACGAGTCAGCACAGCCTCATTAAACGCCTTGTATTTGCTCTTGACAGAGTACATGACCACGTCAGGCAAGTTCAGAATACCCTTTCCTATTCTGTCAAGCTCATTGTACGCGTGGAACAAGGCGCGGTCTTTATGGTTCATAGACAAGTGGTGCTGAATCCTTGCGAGCTTTTTCGTTTCATATTTAGCTCCATACCCTACAGACATGAACGTAGTCCGTCCCCACGCCTCGGAAAAGTGATCTGTATTGCTTGGAGCACCGACGCGCGACGGATCCGCCTTTTCTCCATCGTCGCCACCTGATCGCCATTCCGGCTCGTCAGACACAAAGGCGGC